GCGCTCCGAGGATCACCGGCATTGTTTAACGCTACTATGCCCTGCTTCATAGAGTCATCGTCGTTGTAGTCGATCTGCCCCGCTATTTGTTGTGCCCTTGTGATGCGCTGCAACTCAGGGTCTTGCCCACCCAGAGCGCCGCCAATAGCTCCAGCCAAGCCGTAAGCGCCGCGCTGTACACCAAAACTGGCTTTCTCAATGGGCGATAGACGAGCAAATGCCAGCGCCTGTGTGTCAGCCGCTGCGTCACGCTCTTGCTGTAAACGCTCGGCTGATACGCCGAAAAGGGTGTCCATTATTGTTGCCATGTCTACCCCTTAGTAATCATAAATTGGAGCGCCGCTGCCGCTAAATTCATTACCCATTGAATCAAAATAGTTTGGCGCTCGGCGATTAAATAGATTCTGCAAACCTTGTTGCAGTTGTGGATTGCGACTTGCTGAGGTCAATGACTCAGCAAACGGATTAAAGGCATTCGCCGCATACGATTCCGCTGATGGTCTATTTCCTGAGAATAAGAATGACGCGCCCGTAGGATTGGCAACACGCCCACCCAGTGTTGAACCTATATTCAGCGGGTCTTGACCAAGCGCCTCAAGGCTAGTAGCACCCGACAAAAAGGTTTGGTAAGGCGACATAGCGCTTACCCGACCGCCATAGCCTTGCGTAAGCAGATTGCCACCAGTGGCTACCAAGCCAGCACCAAAACGGGTGCGCCCTTGTTCCATCTCTTCTTGAAGGCCAAGAAGGTCTGCGCCAAAACTAATCCGGCCTTTTTGAAGTGCTTCACCTCCGGTTAACAGTCTCCCGCCGAATTCCGTTCGATCCATGCCACCTTTTGTAGCTTGAGAAGCTAGAAGTGCATCTTGCTGGGCGATGGCGTTGTAATAAGCCTCCATCTCTGGACTAGCCGCGCCAAGGCCAGCACCACCACCTGGTCGCGTGCCCGTAGCTCCAACAGCTAAACCGCCACGGCCAGTTTGAAATAATTCGTTTTGCAGCCCCGCCAATTGACGCTCACGGCTTGGAGCTAGCAAGTTTTGTTGCAAGGCCATGTACTGCGCCGCAGCTTCTTGCGGGGATTGAGCCACATATTGCTCACCAAGTTTGGAAAGGGCTGTTGCCCCAGCAGAGGGCTTAAACTGCTCAGTAGCAAAGCCTCCAAGTCTTGCATCTGCTGGCTTAGTAAGGTAGTTCTGACCTGTAGAAAACAGCCCCCGAGCGCCAGTGGTCAACGCGCCGAACTCGGCCTCTGCTTGCTCCGCTGTCAGCAGACCGCTTTCAGTCAGCTTTAGGAGACGGTCTTGGATGGCTTTTAATCCAGGGTCGAGCGTGTATCTAGCACCAGTAACGCGGCCTTCATTTGCCAGTCGTGTTTGATAAGCTGTCTGTGCGGCTGCAAACTCTTCAGGCGTTTTAAAGTCTTTTGCAACAGGCGCAGTAACACCTGGAATACCGTAATCAAAGCCAGATGAGCCAAATCGTGTAGTGATGCCTACAGGACGAAACCGCGATTCGGCAGCCGCGATTCGTGCGGCTTCTGCGTTTCCAGAGGCTGCTGTAGCCGCTGCTGCTTCATTGGAGTCAGCTTGCATTGACGAACCAAGAAGACCAAGGCCACCACCAATTACAGCCGCTGTAATAATAGGCATATTAAACTCCGATCAAAATTTCGTCCACTTTTGACGGGTCTTTCTCGTCAGTGGCGTGGATACAAAACCAAACGCAATCTGTGATGGCCTTGACACCGTGCGTCAATCCAGCCTTAATTTCAATGCAAGCAGGCGCATCAATGATGTCAATTTCTTCGCCGCGAAGCACCGCGACCTTGCCCTTGGCAAGAATAGATAGATGGCTAAACTCATGCGTATGCTTCAGGATGGCCGTGCCAGCCGCAAATGCAGCTTCTTTGGCATAGAGGCCATCGCTGAAGTGATGCCCAATCATGCGGCCTCTAGCGCCTCAATACGAGTGATTGCTTCTTGTAAAGCGGCTGTCAACAAAGCAACCAACACTGATGTATCAACACCTTGATAGCTTGGCTTTCCGTCTTTGTCTAGAGCATCTTTTTCGCCAAACACTGCTTCTGGCACAACTGGTTGCAACTCATGCGCGATAAAACCTTCTACGGTTCCAAGAGCTGGATTGTTTTTCCAAGTGAAGTTTTTTGGCGCAAGTTGTTTAACGCGAGTAACAGCGTTTGCTAAAGGAACAATGTTTTCTTTCAAACGGTAGTCTGATGAAGTGTTGTACGCAGTAGATGAACCGTTTGTTGTAATAGAGCCAACTACAGTAGAACTAGCAAGGGTTCCAAAATTCATCGATATGAGCGCTGTGCCGCTAGCGTCTGTAAATGCAAGATGACCAATATTAGTGGTGAGATTTTGAGTTACCAATCCACCGACACCAGAAGTTGCATTTGCTTTGACAAACACTGCGTAAAGTGCATTTGGCGACGTTTGACCAAAACCAGCCCCACCCGCTGGGCTGATAAAGTTTGATTGGTTATTGAAAGTAAGCACTTGGGTAACTGCACTGTTTCCAAGAGTCACCGCGCCAGTAGCAGCAAAACTTCCCGCAATGGTTTGACCGCCTGACGTGGTGATAACGCTCCCCGTGTCTGGCTTGGTTGCAATAGCAGTTGCAATATTGTTAAATTCTGTGTCAATCTCAGTGCCTTTGACAATCTTGTTGGCGTCGCCAGTGGTTAGCGCGTCTTTTGATGCAAAGTTGACTGTTTTAGTGTAATTTGACATGATTAATCCTTTAAGTAAGTTTGCCTGTTTTGGCCTGAATTTCTATCTTCTGAAAACTGATGGGGAATCCATCTATACCAACCTCAAACCCTGTTTGTACAATTTTACCCGCGCCAGCGCCGTATGCAGTCAATTCTTGCAGGCTTATGCCCGAAGCGTATTGTGCCACTGGTGTTGCGTTTGCGCCGTATTGTGCAGTCCCGTATTCCGCGACACTCTGCGTTGGTATTGCTACTGTTGCCGATTGGTAGCTGCCTGTAAAGTCATAACCCCAAAAGAACGACACGGCCTGATCGCTACCGCCAACCACCGTTAGCTTAATCTTTTTAATGATAGAGGTCAGCCCATCTTTACCAATGTCAGCGTTGTTGGTGTAGTACTCCATGCGGTACGAGTTGGTATCGTCTTGGTAGCCTGTGTACCGAGTCACAAAGCCTGTTTGACCAATCAGCACGTCACCGTTTCTGCGTGAGCAAAAGCTGTTTGGCGTCAGACTGTCCCAAGTTGTAACCCTGTACGATCCGTCTTCTAAACCGGTCTTGGTGTCAAAGCAATACACCCTGTTTGATGATGGGCAAGACAGTAAGTAGAACCCATCTTTTTCTGAATAAACAGATTTGATTTCGGTCAGCGCTTGGCTTGCTATCGTTTCTTGAAAGTCATTGCGTATGTTTTTAGACAGATCGCCAAGTGGAGATGATTTCTCTTGCACTGTACGCAACACAGACCTCAATCCGCTGTTGCTCAAGAAAACCACATCCTTGCCGGTATTCTGGATGCTGTCCCTTGCAATGCAACCTAGGCTCGACACAGTGTCAGACAAACTCATGGTTGAAGGCGTAGTCGCATCGGCGTAAATTAGAATCTGACGTTTGCCAAAAATGAACAAAAAGCCATTGTGAGCCGCAAGACCTGTGATCTCATCCGAGCCGTTTGACCACACCCGCGATACATCCAGCGTCCCCGATGTCCCTGTTGACCACACATGGCCTGCTAACAAGTTACTGAACGACACCGTTGTGTTATTTGTTAGCGTATTGGCTGCCCAGATGCGGCCATAAGCAGAGATGGCAACATTGGCCTGCGGCACAGTGCCAACATAGCCTGACTTTTCGGACACCCTGCGAAACGTAGAGGTTGATACCGCTGGGTCATAAATGATGGGGTCATTGCCTGTTTGGAAAAAGAAAACAATCCCGTTTAAACTTGCGGCTTGCCAGTTGCCTGAGTTAAACACGGGTGCAGTCCCCCCGCCGCCATAAGTCAATTCAAGAACAGTGCCTAACGCTGCCAAGCCTTGCGTGTACTCGGCAAGAGGAACGCCGTTAGCGCCGTATTCCGCGATGTTGTATTCGGCTACAGCGCCTGCCGTTGTCAAACCGAGCTTGAAAAGTTTACCGTTGCCAAAAAATAGCACGGTCAACGTACCGTCAGCCTGAATTAACTCATGGATGACTGTGACAACATTTGAGCCTAACGTACCGCTTGAAGTGTTGACCTTGACGTACCCCTGCCTAGCGCCGACACGTCCAAACTTGTCAATTACGCAGTTGTTGGCAACCGCAGCAAACCCATTCGATATTTCTAGCGACGGGTCTTGTGTATTCAGTCCCAAAAAGCCTGGGGCTGAAACGCTGCTGACTGAGAGTTGCTTGCTCATACTGCTACAAACTCTTGATTCTCAGGGTAGCGAGTGCCTTCCAGTGCGATCTGGTCAGCCAACATGCCTCGGTAAAGCTGGTATGCCTCAGACGAGCTAAGACCGCCGTCCTCGCCACGCTCCACCAGTGCCCGTGCGTAAGCGTTTTGCACGACTAAAAAGTCAGGCACAAGCACAGATGTAGCGTCAGCAGCTAATTTTGCTTGGGGTACTGTCAATGAAAACGGGATGTTGTAAACACCATCAGGGCGCGGGAACAGCACCACTTTGGTGTCGCCGTAAGCGTCTACACCGTCAAAAGAATAGTACTGCGGAATCCCGTTTGTGGTGGGAACAAGATTCTGGTAGCGGTTCATCTGCACAAAACTAATGTTTTGCAGGCCAATGTTTGATGTAGTGTTGATTGCGTCCTGCACTTGAAACTTCTGACCCGCACCCGTCATAGAATAGACAAAGGGTGTAACCAGCCCGTACTCAGCAACAGGAATAGCGTTTGCACCGTATTGTGCAATTCCATATTCAGCTACCGCGCCGTCCGTAGTAATGGTAACAGTCTGACCCAGCACGTTCCAGCTAAAGGAGTCCTCAACCTGACGCTTGGCATCGTTGACAAACGTTCCGATAAGGGTGGAGTAAGCGTTCTGAGCATTAGACGCAACAGTGGGTTCACGCAGCCGAATTAGCACATCGTTGATAAGTTCTAGGAAGGTCATACTCGGGTCAATCCTATAAGTTCTATGGTTGCAAGCACTGTGAAGGTAGAACCCGCCTCGCTTGTGGCTTTAAGAATATCGCCCTCCTCCAGCACTAAATACGAGTCACCAAAATCAAACCCAGTGGTAAAAGTTGTTACCGCTTGCTGATAGCTTATTGAGTAAGTCACAGCCGCTGAAGTGTCTGTCCAATCAAGAGAGATGTATTTGGTCGAGCCTGTTTTGTTAGTTGCGCGTACCAGCACGATCTTGGCGTAGTAACCAAGCGGCACTGTAAACACACTGGTCAGCGTATTTGCAGTCAAGTCAACGCCAACCGACAAAGCTCTCATTTCTTGTTCCTTGCGCTGATTGCCTTGGCCTTGGATTTAGCATCCGCTTTGCTACTAGCCCCCCATGCCTTCAAGGACAAAAGCAACCTGGTCGGCTTGCCGTCTTTGTACTCTGGGCCGTCATTACCCGCCATCCTTGCCAAGAAGCTAGCCCTGCGCGGGTTATCGCCCGATTTTACAGGTGCTTTGATGTCTTGCCCAGCAGCTTTCAGGCTTGCCCGTCCAGCAGCGTTTAAACCGCCCTTGGGGTTCTGTCCTTCTTTGCGCTGCCAAGCTGGGGTTTTCATTTCTTTGCCTTCTTGGGCGGCGCGTGCGCCAGTGTCTTACTCTGAGCTGTGTGCTTTACACCAGTCATCAAAACGCCGCCCACTTTGTGAATCGGCCCTTTGTAGACTTTGCCATCAGGCAAATAGTGCGCGGCAGCTTTGCTCATTTCTTTTTCGCCGTCTTAGCCGCCTTCTTAAAGTCGGCAGCGGTAGGCGCGGCCTTAGAGCCGACCTTGTTCATCTTTTCGCCAGAGCCAGCTTTTATACGAGCTTGCTTTGCGTTGATGTTGGCGTAGAGTCCGGCTTTCATTTCTTTTTAGCCTTGCTAGCCATGTTGGTGGCAGTGCGCTGGCCGCGCTTAGGCATGGCTTTTGGCTTGCAAACGGCAACCATGATAGAGACAGGCATTGCTTTTTTAGCTGGCATTTTTTTACCGTACATGATTTATCCTTCAACAGTTGATTTACGAGGCCGACCCATCTTCTTAACTGGCACTGGCAGCGGTTTTATCTCAGGCTCAACTTGCTCCTCAAGACGCACATAGCCCTGATGACCACGCATCGAATCGATGTCCACTTGCTGGGTAAAAGTTACAGTAGTTCCTGATTGCAAACAGCGAAAAGTAGCCATAATTATCCTAAAAAAGGGGCCGAAGCCCCATCCATCACACCATCCGAACAATTACAAGGCGAACAGTGGTAGATGCAAGATCGACCGCTCCCCCTGTTGTGTTGGTTGATGCAATTGTCACAGTACCAGCAGCAGAGACATAAGCACGGCGAACTAGCCCTGCCTCGTCAACTCCTGTGGACATTAGCACCATGTCGCCCAAGATCACTCCTGGAACGGCCACGGTGTCAGTTCCTGTTGCTTGGTCGGCAATGGATGCCGTGTTAAGCGTACA